CCGCTCCTAGCGGAGTAGAATATAACGATCCTTTTATTGTACAGCAAGGTTCTGTTGCAAACAGTATCAAGGTTTTACCAGGAATGGCAATCAACAGTTTAGGACAATTTATAAAGATTGATGTAGAAGACAACATTCAAGTTCCTAATGATAGTCTATTTTATTGGGTAAAAATCGCATATGCGACTAGAAACTATGAACTTGGTATTGTTTCAGTTAACACTAAAGGTGTGGTTTCTGGTACTGCAGATTTTTCTGGTAAAGTAAGAGGTCAATCAACGAGTACACCTACATGTATTCGTTTCGTAAAAGACGATGGTTCCATACCGTTAAATAATGGTATTTATCAAGTTGTCAATGTTATCGATAATCAAAATTTAGTCTTGACTTCTAATACGACTTTTGTCGCAGAATCAAATTTAAGACCGATTGTATTAGGAACTCTTCCTATTGGTGGTGTATTTTCACAATCTCAGAGAGAAGGTCTTTATGTTTATGATTATTATGAGATTTCTTTGATTCAGGAAACTTCTGTAGAAACTCCTCCTGAAAAAGGAGATAATGAATTTTACATTGCTCGTATCAAGAATACAAATGGTACATTTACCATTGATAATACGATCAAGAGTGAGTATTGGGCTTTAGGAAATTTAAAAACAGCAAATTAATGAGATTATATTATACAGTATCTTCTGGATACAACGATCCACAATCAAAATTAGTCAATTCGTTGGGTGGTTTTAAATCTTCAACTCCAGTACCCAATGATCAAGATAACAATGTTTTTGATGAATTGAGTCTTCTTTCACTTGTAAAAGGTGAGACTCAATATATTGGTTTGATTTTGAAAAACGAACTAGGAGTTGAAGTTAAAAATGTTCAACTTTGGTTTGAAACACCAGAAGGTAGTTATGGTTCTTTTCAATTAGCTGCTGTTCAAACTGATAAGAATAATGAAGGACAACCTTTCTTTGAAATGATCCCAGATATTTTTAGTAAACCTTTTTACGCTGAATTTCATCAAGCGACTGAACTTGACAAAGCTACTATTGGGGATATGGAGATTGATCAAGAAATAGGTTTATGGCTGTGTCGATCTATTGATAAGAAGACTGTGATAGAAGATTACAATAATGTCGCTGAAAAAGATACTGCAACTGAAAACAGGTACAAACCTATAGAAAAGGCAACAGAAGAATCCATTGCTTTTCAAATTAGTTGGGAGTGATAGATTAATTTTGTATATTTACAAGGTAAAAGGATGATTAATTCATCCTTTACTTTTAAAATCAAAGATACAAACATTGTATGTCATTAGAAGAAAAGTTTGTTGAATTGTACGAGTATATTCAAGGTAGTGTCTTGAATAACCCAAGTTTTCGTCTAAAAATCAATAAGAAACAAAAATCTACTCTTTCAATTTTCCTGAGTAGAGTAGAAGATTCTAGTATTGATTTATGGGAATATCTGCTATTTCAATTTAGTTTTAAAGTAATTACAGGAACAAAGTTTCCTGTTATACCATTGAATCATATAATAGGTAAGAACGCTTTGAAACGATGGAATGAAAGAACAACAGAACAACAATATATGACTTCAAAGTTTGTTCAATCTTATAAATTAAGATTACCTATTAAAGATGAGTCGACAAAAATAAGTGAAAGATATTTTGACGAACAACGACAAAAAGATTTTTCCTCTCCTAGAGGTTATATAAGATGTTTGTCGTTTGGTGGTCTTTTTAATGAGATGAAATGTAAGAGTTGTAGATATTTTTATGTATGTAAAACAGAATGATTATGGAAAAGAAAAGGTACGAAACTGAAGAAGAGATGATTTTGTGGAACGAAATTTCAAAATCATTGAACTATAACAAAGATCGGATAGACAACGTTCTATTTGATGAAGAAAAGTGTATCAAGGTATATTATCAGCAATGAGAGAATATCATAAATATGTGGAAAAAGAAGGTTAAAGAAGAAATTCGTCCATGTATAAAATGTGGTACAAATCATTTGATTTATAATAGGATTAAGTGGTTGTGTAAAGATTGTGACAAAGAAGTGACACGAGAGCGAAGAGGGGATCTTCAATCTTTATTTCAAGAAATATGGAATGAGAGACCTCATAAATGTACCGAATGTGGAAAAGACCTTGGAAACGATCCAAAGCCTATTTTCTTCTCTCATATAAAATCTCGTGGAGCTTATCCTGAATTGAAGATGGATAAAAATAATATTAGACTTCTTTGTTCAGCTTGTCACAAGTTTGAAGATTTTAATGAAAGGGAGTGATTATGTTACATAGATTGGTTTTGATAAAAGCTCTTGATTTATGTCTTAAAATTATCGAAGATAATCCTTCAACAGGTCTTATATCTTCTAAATTAAAGACATTGATTGAAGTAGAAGATGAAGAAAGTTTTAAAGAATTTCGATATGAATGTTTGAAAAGATATCTTTTCAAAAGAAATCTTGAACAGTCAAAAAGTAAATTTATCACACTTGGAAGTGGTGATAGGGTAATTACTCTTCCAAAGTATTATGTATTGACTTATAGTAAAGATTGGGATAGTAATGGAGCTGCAGTCCTTAATATTAATGAGATGCCAGAAGAAGTTAATCTCAAAGACAATCCTATTAAAAATTTAAGGATCATCTATGGTGACGTAGATTCAAGAGATAGAGATTTCGATAAGATTCAGATGATAATGAAAGTATGAAGTATTTATTAAAAAATGCAAATTTAACAGGCATAACAAAATTTTTGAATGATAATTTCTCAAAGAAAGATTCAAATGAAAGATTCAATCCTAGAGATGTATTAGGCTACATCAATCGAGGTAAATTACCAGAATATTTAGGTGGTAACAAAATTGTTGAAGTAGAACAGCAAAATTGTAGTGTAAAACTTTATAATATCCAAAATAATGAAGACAAGTAGTAGATATATCATTTTTTTTGATTTTGAAACTGGAGGTCTCCCCAATAAAAATGCTAGAGCTTTTTATGAAGTTCCATTGGTTGAAACAGCTATGGTAGTTGTTGATATGGAAAAGTTAGAAATTTGCGAAGAATGTTCTATGATTTTTGAATCAGATTACAAAGAAGATCTTCTTCCTGTATCAGCAGAAGCATTAGCTGTACACGGTATTACTAAAGAAATTCAAGAATCAAAAGGAGTTCCTTTGAAAGAAATTTACAAAAAATGGTTGGATCTTTTCAAAAAATATAAGAATCCTCGACAAATGTGTACAATTGCAGGGCACAATGCTGTTGGATTTGATACTCCTTTTTTGAAAAATTTCTTTGAATATATGGGAGATAGCATTGATAATTATGTTAAATATTATCTTGATACAATGCAAATTGCTCACATGGCAGCATTAGAACAACAAGATTATAAGTTACATACTTGTTGTAAATTGTTTAATATTGATCTTGTTAACGCTCACAGAGCTTTAGACGATACAAAAGCAAATGCTTTGTTAGGGATCGAATATATAAAATTATTGAGAGGGATAAATGTTTCTTCATCTATTACAAGTAGTACCTCACAAGAAACAGGATTCACTAGATTTAGAGAAAAGTTTCAACTATGATAGTTAAACAGCAAGATTGGACTGAACAAGATAAACCAGCTAGTAAACTTACACTCTTGCAGAATAGGAGGTTATATTCTGCGGCAAACGATATAATTGAAAGATTGCCTGCACATTCGATCAATCAATTGTTAGAAGGTTATTCTGAAGACATAGATAAACTTCTAACAGAGATTGTTAATCAAACTGATATGGCAATGAATTTCGGTAGATCGTTAGATACTGAAAATCTTTCGTACATTGACAATCTAGCTGCAGCTATGGATGAGAGATTGAGAATATTGTCGTTCAATTATTTTTGTGCGACTGTCTTATCTAATTTTATGATGGGATGGAGAAATTTAGAATGGGGGAATTTAACTCAATTATTTCCTTGGTCTAGTTATCTTTGTAGTCGTGGTTCGGGAAAAAGTTATGAATGGTGCTATGCATTCCCATTGTGGAGATTATATAGTTATACAAAGCCATTGTTTTATGCTGGAGATACGATCGATAATAAGAATAGAAAAGAGACAGCTCTCATTACTAATACAATGACTCTTGCTAAGATCCACGTAGGTAAAATCATTGAAGAGATCGAAACAAATCCTATTTTAAGCAATAAATTAAATTCTAATAAGAAAGCGAAATTAGGAGAAACAATGATTGAAACGGAGACTGGATCGATCCTTCATGTTCGTGGTAAAGATGGATTTATTCGTGGTCTTCACGTTGGATCAGCTCTTATCGACGATGTACCTGATGAAAGCTCTATTTATAGCGATGAACAAAGAGAAAAATTGAAAGAAACTTTTCGAGGAACTATTACTCCTATTGTTGAACCCTATGGATATTTGATTGTATCAGGTACACCATATTCAACTGCTCCTAATGAACTTTATAATATTATTAAAGCTGATAAACGTTTTGCAGTCTTTGAGTATCCGATAATATTTCCAGATGGACGTCCTCTTGCTCCAGATAGATATACTTTTGATGATATTATTCAGAAAAAAGATGAGTTAGGTACAATGGTATTTAGTCGTGAATACTTAGTAGTTCCTATTGCAGATAGTAGTACCATTTTCCCTTATGAGTTTTTAATGAGATCGACAGTTGGGATGGAAAATATTTCTTTTGCAGATACCATTGATTACTTTCCATTTAAATTACAAAGGGTTGTTGTTGGTTGTGATTTTGCAGTTTCTGGTAATATCGGTGCAGACTATACAGTTTACACAGTATGGGGGATCGATTTTATGGATAATTATTATTTGATAGCGATCCATAGACAGAAAGGAATGAGTCATAATGAGCAAGTTGATAAAATTGTATTATTTAACACTTTGTTCAAACCCAATAAAATTGTATGTGAAGCTAATGGTTTTCAAAGTATTTTAAGTGGACTAGCAAGGGAAAGAGGTTTGAAAAACATTGAGACTTTTACGACAACAGAGGGTAATAAGAAGGATCTTCACACCGGTTTACCAAGTCTTTCGGCAATGTTTGAAAGAGGTCAAATAAAAATACCATATGCAGTAGGACCAACAAGAGAAATGGTGAAAATAATTTTTGGCGAATTTTCTT